GGGCCCGTAAGCAGCAATCATCTCGGCCTCCTGTGGCGGCGTGGGAATCGGCGTCGGCGGTTCGGGTGGTTGGACGACAATCGGCGGTTCGACGGGCTCGATGGGTGGTTCGATCGGCGGCTCGATTGGCGGCTGCGGTTTCGGGGGCGCGTCGGGCCCGAGCTCGCGAGTCGGCTGGGTCCAGTCGTGGTCGTAGGGGCGCACCTGGCCGGGCTGCTCGCCTTCGCCGCTCGAGAGCGAGAAGCGCAGCACGCCGTCGTCGAGCACGCGCCCCGCGTGCCAGCAGTTGATGCCGAGCGGCACGATGATCCAGCCGGTGAGGTCGTCGATCGGATGCAGCACGATGCCGCGCACGTCCGACCAGTACGAGATCCACCAGTGGCCCGCGAGCTCGTAGGCGCGGGGGCCCCACGCGCCGCCGACCTGCACGGGGTTCGGCAGCCCGCGGACGCGGATGATGTTGCGCTCCTGCCAGATGGCGCGGCCGCCGCCGAGCAGCTGCAGGTCCGCGGCGTGCCCGGGGGTGATCAACCACTCGGGGCCCTTGACCTCGAGGGCCCATGACGGGCCGGTGCCGTGATAGTCCGGCTTGTAGCCGATCGTGCCGTCGGGTCCGACGCCGAGCAGACCCGCAGCGCGATTGTGGAATCCGGTCGAGGCGTAGAGGCCGGTGGGGCCGTCGAGCCAGCCGGCCCACACGCCGCCGTCGGCGTAGAGCGTGTTCGCGCCTTTGCCGTAGTTCGGATCGTTCGGGTCGAGGATCGCCCGCCGCATCAGTCCGGTCTGCGCGTCGAAGAGCGAGAGGACCCATGCGTTCTCGCCGTCGGCGAAGAACGCGGTGTGCTCATCGAACCAGCCGCCTGCGGTCCCGCGAGAGAAAGGGACGTTGTCGATCGACGCCTGGCCGCCGCCGACGCCGTGGAGAATCGAGCCGTAGCGATTGATCGACGCCATCTAGTCCTCCGCGACCGCGGCCGCCCGCTCGGCGGCGAACTCCGCGCCGCCCGCCGCGGGCTCCTCGTCGCCCGCCTTCTTGACCTTGACCTTCACGTCGTCCTCACCGGGCACGATGAAGATCTCGACGCCGTCGTGCTTGTAGTGGGTCTTGTCGTATTTCTTCATCAGCTTCATCGCGTGTTGCTTGAGCGCGTGTTCGCGTTGGGTGAGGTCCATGCGCTGATCGCGGATCTCGACGTACTCCTCCGCGATGTCCTCCAGCGGCTTGATCGTCCGGTCCTCCATCCCGGGCAAAGGGGACGACCGTGGCCGTCGTGGTGTCGGGACGGGTTTCTTCTTCGCCATGCGATCCCTCCAGTGCGGTGTTGATGACCGTCGCGATCAGCTCGACGAGCTCCGCCTCGAGCTGGTCGAGGACCTCGCGCTTCGTGCGGGGCGTCACGGGCGGACCTCGTCGAAGAGCGACGCGGTCGCCAGGACGTCGGTCGCTTCCGCCGGCGCGGCGTCTTCGAGCGTGATGCGCACCCGCGGCACCGCGTTCCACGCCGCGTAACACTTGCGCGCGTGCAGATCAACGACTTGCTTGTCGTCGAGATAGAGCACGCCGGTGAGCGCGTCGCCGATGCAGCGCACCAGTTTGTCGAGGTCGGGCAGCGTGAGGTGATGGCGGATCTTCTGCGGCAGCGAGACCGGCCGCGGCAGGTAGAACGTCACCGTGAGCACCGTCGGGCCGAGGAAGGGCCCGCCGCCGGCGACGGTCTGCGCTTGCTCGGCGACCAGCTGCTGCCAGCCCTTCGAGCGCGGGTTATCGCTCGTGACGATCGCCCGCGGCGCCTTGCCCTGCCGGTGCGCCTGGTCGGCCCACGACTTCGGGACGAACGCTTGCGCGCTGCCTTTCGGCTGCGCGACCCCCAGCACGTCGAACGTCAGTCGGCGCGTCACGCCGCACCTCGCGAGCGAGCTCGCGGGTCGATGTGAACCCCGCCGCGGCAGACGAGCGCCGCCACGTCGGTCCAACGGGCGCTGCAGGATCGGGAGGCCTCGGCCTGGACAGGACAGGCGCAGGTCGCCGCCGTCCCTCCCGCTGCAGCGCCCGTTCCACCGCTCGCAGGGCGCTGGTGATCTCGTGGGGCTTCGGATAGTCGAAGGACTGCGCGACGAGTCGGCGCTTGATCCGCTCCGCCCATTCGCTGTCGTCGATCGCCAGGTGGAACTCGGCGCGGGCCATCGCGCAGAGCACCCGGTACGTCGGGTCTCTCTGCATTTGTTTTCGTCTCCCCGTTACGTGCATCCCGACGCGCAGCGTCGGTTAGTACACAGGCCGTACGAGTACGCAGGCAGATCGGAAGTACCCGGTTGGTACAAGCCTTCTTGTTCTTAGTGGATCGTGGTACGGGCGCGCGCGAGTCACGGCGCAGGGCTCCGGCAGAGTCTCCGGGGGACACGTTGTGGTACTGGCCGTTGCCCTTGCGCCGCTGGCCCGCCTTCTTCTGCCGCCACTTCTCCCGCTTCTCTCTGACCGCGCTGGCTTTCGGGTTCCAGTCGAGGTAGTCGTGAATCAGGTAGCCCCCGGGCACGCGATGCCAGAGCCGAACGCTGCGCGAAATGAGGGCGCTAATTACCGCTTGTGGTGTCTGAACGAGACCACAAGAGGCTGCGATGCGATCGGGGACAAAGCCGTCGGTGAGGTGCTCGCGGGCGTACGCGAGGCCGTACATGTAGAGCGCCAGGGCCTGCGCGCCGCCGTTCGCGCCGAGCCTCGCGCCCGCCTTCAAGAGCTTGGGATGCTGCGGGAATTTGTCGTCCACGTAGAGCACAGTTCAGACCTTCTGGATATCGAGGAGGAACCGGCCGTGCGGGTCGGTCACTGTGTACTGTTTCTTGAGCGCGACCGGCAGCTCGACTCGCGACTGCTTCGACCAGCGCCCGTGAATCGTGAACGCGCCGGCGACGCCGCGCTCGATGCCGCGCAGCCGCTTCTTGATTTCCTCGTCGAGGTCGACGAACTCCTTCCCCGCCGCCTTCAACTGCTCGCGCCGCTCGAGCGCGGCCTCGAGCACCGGGTCGCTGAGGATCTCCATCGCGCCAGGCGCGGAGAGCGGCGGGTTGCAGACCGCGCCGTACCACGGGCAGCGTTTGCACTCGGCCGGGTCGTCGTCGAGGAAGTCCGGCAGCGTGCCCGCCTCGTAGTGATCCATCACCCGTTCGGCCTTGACGAGGAAGTCTTCGACGCGCCCGTAATTCGGTTCGAGTTCCACCGGCAGCAGCTTCGGCACGCCGCTGCGATCGAGGAGCAGGAACCCGAACGGTTCGCCCGCGCCGAACAAGTATGCAAGCAGCTGGTAGGCGCCCGACTGCGTCCACGGCATCGTGAAGAGGTCGTCGAACGTCTCGATGCGGTCGACGAGAAACGGTGACCACGCTTTGACTTCGAGCGGCGGGCGGCTGCCGGCGACGTCCAGTCGGGCGTCGACTTTGCCGACGATGCACGTGCGGCCCTTCCGATCGCGCAGCGTGAATCGCTCCTGCTGGCCGATGACCTTGAACGGCGGCTCGCTGTCGCGGCCGATGCGCGTGAGGTCGGCGAGCAGATCGCGCTCGCGGTCGTCGCCGCGGCGGAACCGGGCGAGCAGCTCGGGCGGGTGCGCCGGCAGCTGCGCGGGCTGCGTCATCTCGTAGACGCTGCGCCGCTCGCAGCTGCGCCAGGACGAGGCGTAGAGGTACGGGTGCGGCGTCTGCGGCCGCGCCGACGCCGAGAGGAAGCGGGCCCACGACGTGCCGATGCTCTCGGCGATCGTCGTGGCCGCCGTGGCGGTCGTCGGCGGCGGCGTCATCCCTCCTCTCCCGGTTCGCGCTGGCGGCGGCGTCCGTTCTCCGGGCCGAAGACTTCATCGACGGACGGCGGCGTGACCTTGCCCGTCGGCACAACACCTGCGGCAACAGGCGCGCCGGTTGAAGGAGCAGGCGCCGCCGCCGCCGTCGAACTCTTCGCCTTCTGCTGCTCGGCGATCCACTTGTCGAAGTCGATGGTGTACGAGTCCTTCCCGTGGTCCTTGTAGTTCGGGCACGAGTAGAAGTGGCCCTTGCTGCCCTTCTTAAGGTTCATCGGCTTCTGACAGAGCTTGCAGATCGGCGGGTCGATACCCGCGTCGGGCGCGACGCCGCCGCCGAGGCGCTCATCGCGGGTGCCGAAGCCGCGGCCGCGGCGGCACTGCTCGATCGTCTTCGTCGTGCCCGCCCAGACCGCGGCGAGCTCGCCGGCGGGCACCGACTTCAACCCGGAGAGTTCGCGGGTGATGTTGCCGTCGAGATTGGCGCGCGCCGCCTTCCGCACAGCGAGGTCGAGGTCGCTGCCCGTCTTCCCCTTGCAGAAGTCGTCGGTCGACGAACGGCCGCCCTCGACGTTTTCGAGGATCTGCTGCGTGAGCTTGCAGCGCCCGGACCCGGTGATGCGGTACTGGAAGACGCTCGGCTCGTTGGTCTCGATCTTCTCGGGCCGGCCAATGTCGAAGATTTCGATGCCGTAGAGATCGCGGAGGCGGTCGCCGCCGCAGTCCTGCAGGTAGGCGACGACCTGGCCGCCCTGCTCCACCGGGGCCTTGAAGAGCAGCCAGTCCTCGGGCCACGTCGCGGCGATGGCGAACTTGCGGATGGTGGTGAGGACCTGAGCGCGGGCCTCGATGATTTCAATCGCTTCGCCCTTGCGCGCCGCGAGGTCGTTGAGATTCACGGGCACGTCGGGGCGTCGAAGCGCGAGCGCGTCGTCAGACATGGGTGCCTCTCTTTCAGGGCCGCCAGCGGCGGCGAGCGTTCCAGCGTTTCGCAGGGGGAGGATCGGTGCGCGCCGCGGTGCCGAACTGCTCGGCGCTGCAGCGGTCGCAAATCAAT